CTGGGTTCTGCAAAGAACCTGGGACTTCGCTCCCCCGTTTTATCGGGTGGATACTGAAGAGAGTATTTTCTGATGACGGATGGATTCGCAGTGATGCGGATCCACAGGCTGTCAAACATGCGCGGCAGGTGTTCGGTTTTCTTTATAAGTTAAACCTACCCTGCCAGGAAGCCCAAGCGTCAAAGACGCTTGAATCGTTCCGAAGGGTCGACAAGGAGCTTGAAATGTTCCCTGTTAACCCGCGGGATGCTATCATCCGCTACGCGCGTGCTTTGTGCACGCGCGTCCTTCAGGACTGTTCACCGAGGGATATTCTCCCGAGGCACGGTCCTGGCTCTGTATCTACTGGAGAAAAGGGGAGTGGTAAATTCCACTTCTCTCGCATTTATGGTCGACTAGAAGCTCAATACCCCTTTACGGAGTATTTTGTAACGAGTCTTAGCCATGTTTGTGACTCCTGGACGGAGTTTGCGGCCCTTGAGACGATCGATTCTGGCACGGCGAAAGTCGTGCTCGTTCCGAAAGACTCAAGGGGTCCGAGAATCATATCCTGTGAGCCTCTTGAGAACCAGTGGATTCAGCAGGGTCAACAGCGCAAGCTGTATTCCCAGTTGGAGAAACACTGGCTCACGGCTGGTCATGTGAATTTCACAGACCAGTCCGTAAATAGGAGGCTTGCCCTTGAGTCATCTTTAGATGGCTCGTGGGTAACATTGGATATGAAGGACGCATCAGACCGCGTATCGCTCGACCTCGTTATGCAATTATTCGCTGGGACCGAATGGGCCCAGTGTTTATATGCTTCGAGGTCTTCTCATACGCGGCTTCCAGATGGGTCAGTAGTAGAATTGAACAAGTTCGCTCCGATGGGGTCAGCAGTTTGCTTCCCCGTAGAGGCCCTTGTGTTCTACTTGCTGGCTATCAGCATAGTGCGCCTGCACTATGGATATTCGCTCGCGAAAGCGAGGGATTGTCTATACGTGTATGGAGATGACATCATATGTCGCCCGGAAGTCTATCGGGCGATTCTGCAGTTATTCCCTCAATATGGACTTAAGTTCAATGAGGATAAATGCTGCGTGGCAGGTTTCTTTCGAGAATCCTGCGGGTGCGACGCCTTTCGAGGCGTCGACGTCACACCCATCCGTTTGCGGACCACATGGTGTCCATCGAATGCAACCAATGCCAGTCAACTCGTTTCTTATGTTGCGTTGGGTAACGCATTATTTGAAGCGGGTTATTGTCGAGCGGGTTCCTATACCCAGCACATAGTTGAGGACCTATATGGCCCCCTTCCTATGCTGGATTATCGGGTAGTCAAACGCGATTCCCAATCGCACTTAACTGCTCCGGGCCGAGTAATCGGCTGGAACCGCGAGGACGTCAATCCATCTACTGTGAACCGG